TCGTTTTGAGTTTGTTTTCTGCTATCTAATCGTCTTTGTATTCCAGCTTGCCATTCATCTTTATCTTTTTGTTCTAACTCTTCATATTGTTCTGGAGATGAAATGCCTTTAACGAAGTCAAAGACAAGACTTTTAGTAAAAGCAGTTACTTGTTGCTCCAGTTCATTTTCGACATATTTGACATAAAAATCACCTTTGGCAGCAGGTAATAAAATTTGCAATATGTATTTTCCATCTTCTCTAGGCGTTAAATGTGTCGGCATGGATTATGTGTCTTAATTGTTTCTAGTATATTAGATTAGAAACAAGATTAATCCCATTCAACTTCATCTGCTAAACGTGCCAAGGTATGTAGAGAGTTGAGACTGTCTACTTTTCTTTGAATTTGAGCTGACTTAATTTGATTACCAAAACATTCAGCTTGCTCAGTCAAAACTAGTCGGTGGCAGTTCTCAATACGTTTACAAGGAAGATCTTCAAGACCTTTTGTAGCTCTAGCAAACTTGCCTCCAGTAATGACAGCAGTTAACTGACTTAAAGCTTTGTAGACCTCTGTTTTTGTTGTTGGACTATTCATCCTTTTGCCTCCATTTTTTGTTGCCAAGCTCGATCTGATATTTCTTTAGCTGTATAACCATAAGAATCAGAGATTTCTTCGTCACTAGGTTCGTAGTTAAATCGCTTATCAGCTTCATCTACATATTCATCAATGGTGTCATGTAGGAAAGAAAGATCTTGATCAGGTTCATAGCGATCTTTGTCTTCTTGATTTAATTCATCAAGTTCTTCTGTTAGATCTTGAACTCTTGCATAAGGACAAACCCATCGTTTGTTATTGGCTAGTTCAGAAACAACTGTTGCTAGTGCTTGACGAAGCTCCCTCACATGAACATGAGGATTGTGTTTAAGGAATACTTCTGTTTGAACGCTATGGTTAATAGCTTGATTACAGGTTTTGATTAAAGTTTCTATTTTTTCAAATTCAATTGAAACTTTAGGAGAATAAGATTTAGTGGTTTTCATTGGTTTAAAAAAAAGGGCCATTCATGATGACCCTGTATTGGTTTAGAAATCAGGTTGAGTATTCCTTTCGATTTTTCTAGGACTGATATTGCCATAGCAACCATATCCATCGTTTGAGTTCATACCTTTGCCATTCAAATAAACAACAGGTTTTTTCTCCTCTCCATTTTCTTTACTCCAAACCTTTCCTTGCTTGTGCTTAGAAGTATCAGCCTCTAATGCCATTAATAAGTCAATAAGACCAGGAATTGATTCAACAGGAATTGCTAAACCTATTGTTTTAGGAAATTTATCTGCATCGTCAAAAGTGTTATCACCTACAGACCATTTAATTGGATAAGTGAAAGCAGGAACGAAGTTAGAAAAGTCAGCCATAGTAATTGAAATGGTTAATTAGTTTACTTGTTTTAATGCCGTTTTTTAGAGACTCGACATTACATTTACGTCTGTTTGAAAGTTGTGTAAGAACTGCTTTTGCAGCGTGATCAACAGCTTCAGGTGTCATTACGGAGAGTCAGATTCTACTTCCGCTATTGTGGATTTAAGAAAAGCTAAATGCTCTTTTGTCTTAACAAATGGCGATATATTTACAGAAGAAACATCGAATTTCAATCTGAAAGCAGTCCTGACTTTATCTCTTTGGCGAACAGGTAAAGCATCTAATTCCTCCCCAAGAGCTTTGATTTGTTCTTTAGGGACTTCTTCTCCCATTACAAACTCTTTTGCAATTTGTGGATTTTCTTTTACAACTCTTGCGTTGGAGCCTCTTTGAGGAGAGCGAGCAATCTCTTTCGTGATAGGAGCCGCATCTACTCGTGCTGCTTCTTCTATTTCAATCCTTGCCCATAATTCATAGGCCAATCCAAACACAAAGGCAGCACAGGCACATAAGCCTCTTCGATGCGAGTCGCTGACATCTCTTGCACTAATTTTTTCTAAAGGTAAAGGATTGTTCCTGTTATCCATGATCGGGAAAGGAAACAAGGGTGTTTTCTTTTCTCCGTTCTGAAAGAAACACATCAAATAACCACTCCCATCAGGAGCTTCCCAAACAGGTTCTGATGGTGATCTTAAAGTTTGTTTTTCACCTAAATCGAAAGTAGGCACAACTCTAGGCTCAAGATGAAATTCCCAACCTGGGGCATGTTCTCTTAAATACTGAGTTGTTCTTGCCCAATTCATATATGTGGCAAAAGATCCTTTCTTGTGAAGATCTTCTTTTGAAATAAGGCCAGATAAATCAGGAATAGATCCTTCTTTAGGTTTTGATTGGTTTGGCATTGTTCGTGCGTTTGTACTTTAAAAGTCTAACCTATTAGATTAGAAAGGTCAATGAAGTGTTCTGACCGTAATTTTTGCACCTGGATTCTCCCCTTGAACGCAATATCGTTTCATATTTCTGTTCTGAACTATTAGAGCATCATCTTTAATTACTATTCCTCCACTACTTTCCGATAATGCGTCATATGTAGAGCGTTGTAATTTATCAATATCACCAATTCCTTTACTTGTTACAAATACAGGTGCAGAAGGTTTTAACTTCTTTGCATTCTTTCCTGTTCCGTAATGACTTTTAGGTCTAGCAAATAAAAATATAATTTCTATCTCTACAGCTTGATCAATAACTTCTCCATCGTAATGAGTTAATGCTGCTTCCTTTACATCTTGTCTCCAAGGTTTTACACGTTTACTATTTTCAATCATGATCCCATGTCCAACGTGTCTTTTACTACCTTGCGGAGCAGGGATACCGATTACAGGAATAAAAATTTCATTCATTAAAAAGGAATTTCTTGTTTCTCTTCAAAAGTCTGCCATGCTTTATGCCAAGCATCTAGGCATTCATTAACAGGTTGATCATCACCAATTGTTGTCTTATTAGGTTTAGCCCAAACTGTTTTACACACATCAACTTCTAGTCCATGATGTGTTTTTAGTGCCTCCACGTAGCTCCCAAGCTGTGCATTAGTTGAATAAGTTCTGCCTGATTTGCTTTGAGATTTAAGATCAATTAACATTAATCTTCTTGAGTCATGGTCATAACCCAAAAGATCTAATTGACCTCCTACAGACTTCTTCAAATCACAAAGCATATATTCAACACACCAAGGTTCAAAGTTTTTCCAAAAAGGATGACTTAATAGTGGTTCAAGCCATTCACCATATATTCCAAAATCAGGTTTAGGATCACCGAGCATTTTTTGCTCTAATCCATAATGAACAGCTTTACCTCTTGCCTCCCATCCATTCACCCCATAACGATAGCGTTCAATATTAGCTAAAGCTTCTGGTGTTTTGTTGTTGCAGACCTGAGTTGTTGAATATAAGAGAGTCTCATTTGTAGGTTCCCATATATATTTATGATCAGGTTCTTTGCGATATATCGGTAAAGGATCAAGCCAAACAGAAGACCAAGGATCTTTACGTTTTAAAGCTTGAACGTGTATCCACTTTGCAAAAGGATTCATTGTTGATGCTCCTTAATTTGTGCAAGTAGTTTTAAATATTTACTTTTGGATTTGACGTATTCACTTAAAGCAAGATCTTTTTCAATTGGATCTTGATCAGTTAAATTCTTCCATTTGTTTCTGAGTTCATCAGATTCTTGTTTTTGATATAAAGCATTGAGCTTTATTTTTTTTAAATCGTTTTCCATTGGTTTAGTTAGTTGGGAAATCTTTAGGGTCAACGACCTCTACAGATTCTTTGATTTCAGGAGGAGGATTCTCCCTTGCTAAGTTTTTAAACCTCACACCTTGATAACCTCTCGGATATATATCAAGGTGCTTATTGGCTTGTTCGATGTTGTATTTGGAACCATCAGCAATCTCATCAAGATCCTCCAGCGTCCACATAGGAACTTTAGGGTTAGCAGGATTAGGTGTATGTAATCCTTTCTTTAACCTAAGAGTAATAGAGCGAAGATTGTTAAATAACGGTTCCATCGTTTTTATTCAACGAGTTGAGCTTGAGCTTTAGAAAGAAAATTAATAGCAGTTTGGACTTTTTGTTTTTTCCCTCTATCTGCCATTGATTTTAATTGGGCTAAAGAAGAAGATGCTTCTTGTAACCTTCTTTCTGCTGACCTTTTTGCTTCATCATATAAATCAACATTATTCACAACAGTCTTAGTTGGTAAATAAGCCTGTTCAGAATGAATGTGAATGAAGACAGGTTCTGTATTGCCTTCTGGTTTGACAACTTGAATTGAACGAATGAGTTGTCTTGCTTGATGTTCACGATGATGTTCTGCTGCCACGTAATCATCCCACTCAAAGACGTCGTGAATAGGAGACTCTTCAGGTCTTGCTTCATCAACAACAAGAGGAGGTGTAACTTCTCCATGTTCTTTGCTGATGCGTTCTAACTCTTCGCCAGCATCTTGAGCTTTAACTCCTCCTCTGACAAAAGCTGTTTTTTTGTAGACGTAATTTTTTTTAGCCATAAGAAAAATAGTAAGTGAATAATTGAAATTAAACCGTGCCTGCGTTTCCGTGCCTGTCCTGTCCAAGTCGTACCACGCCCACCTCCCGCTCCAGACCTGCCACGCCATAACCCTCCGCTTCATGCCAGGGACTGCCGTGCCTTGTCCCTCCGCGCCTGCCTGACCTCAACTCTCCCTGCATTACCTTTCGCCTCGCTTCCTTGACGCACCTCGCCTGCGTTACCTTGCCTTCCAGTCCACGCCCGACCAGAACGCTCCTCGCCTGCCATGCCTTAACCATCCACTGCCCGTCAGTCCAGAACAGTCCCTACCGCTGCACCCACTCCATGCCTGCCGTGCCTTCATAATCCCCACCGTGCCGCTACCCTCCATACCTATTGCCTTCACTCTCCATGTACTTGTCAATACAGGCCAGTACTCGCCCACCTCTCCGTACCTGCCGTGCCTCCGTGTCCCGCCTATCAGCCCTTGCCAGTCCCATTTCGCCTAGCCTGCCACCACAATCCCTACCCGACCCAGACGCTCCCCGCCAACTTGCATCCGCCATTCCGTGCCTGCTACTCCTTGCCTATCCGTCCTTTCCAGACCCGTACGTTTCATACGCTGCCTTGCCTGCCTAACCGTGCCTCTTGCGCCTCTCGCTCCTGACCTCGACTCTCCGTGCCTGCGATACTTGTTATTCAACGTCAAATAATCCGAAACCTAGTCCAGCAGATTGTTTTGAATCAGGTCTTCCCTCTCCAATTCCAACTTGCTTACCGACTCTAGAAATTAAATTTCCAATATCGGCAGCAGTTAGCATTCCTGCGTCATATTCGATATTTAATTGAGCACCCCATTTTTTATACATTGGTCTACTTCTTAAATCAATCACACCAGTAGCGTTACGAGTAGGAGCAACCCATTGTTCTGCTTCACCATCAAGGATTTTGACAAGTGGAGCACCATCAGCCATGTCCCAGCCATCTTCAATCACCCTAAAAGCCAATTTGGCGTGAGTCATTTTGAATCCGACTGCACGACATGCACTAATTGCTGCATTTCTAAATGCTGCTGCATGGATTCCATCCCATCCTTCAATTGATTTGTGCTTTGCACCTTCATATAAAGCATTGAAGTCTTTTGCAGTACGAACTTTTTTAGCTCTTGATGTACTACCTGCCTCTTGAGTTGCTCTCATCTCTTCCATTGCTTTTTGGCTAAAGCGATTGATAACAAGAGGTGAAACTCCTTTCAATCTCATACTTACGAACCTGAAATCAGGAGGAGTAATTGCAATTGGAGGATTGCTTACTGCTTTTGTTTTTGTTTTAGTTGTTGGCATTTGTTTAGTTAGTTGTTTTTGGTCAATCAAGGGTTGTCCACGACAAGAAGACTTTCGTGGTTATCCCTCGGTGTTATTAATCTACGAATCCTCCATCTTTCCAGAGTCTCTGAGCAGGATGACCTGTTACAGGTTCCTTATCGGCTTTCTGTGGTCTTCCAAAGGCTTCGTAGTTCTTCAGGGTAATACTTTGCCATTTATTCGCTATGGCCTCTTCTAGTTGATCCTTGACGGCAGTTTCGCCATGATTCTTAGATATACCTCCTAAACCTTTAGGCCCAATTAAAAGTTGATAAGCTTCTTTGCTACGAGATCCCTTTTTAACTTCCCAAAACTTTTCAATTAAATCTTTACAAAACTCTAGGTGAATAGGAGGAGGAGTTGAGTTTAAACTGAAAATTTTTGATTTTTCCTTATTTATTATATTATTTACTTTACTAGTATAGAAAACCTCCCTTTCTTCTTTGTTTTTTTCTTTCTGTCGGTCGGTTTTCATTGTAGCATACGGTGTCAAGTCTTTATATTTTGTTTGTATGCCAAGAGCGATCATGTCATGTACAAACCCTTTGAGGGAGTGCCATTCATCCATGTGAAGCTTGCATGAATCAATGAGTTTCTTGGATATATCGACTGCTTGAGTTTCCATAATACAGGTCAGTTACAATTCAATAGGGTGGTTAACTACATGTAATCTACATGGTAGATAAATATGTGTCAAATCAGGATTGTAATAATTCGCATTCATCATATATTTGCTCCTTTTTGAAACTTCAGGATCTTATGCATAATCAAATGCAATTCAGATATTTCATCTTTTACTGCTTCCCAATCTCCATTCATAACATCGTCATGCTGATCACGAACCAAGTTATAAAGAAGGTCTAGTTCTTCTGAAGTAAATTTATTCATGATTTTACCTCTGTGGTAACGCCTGAAAGGGATATTAATTTTGCTGATTTTCTAGCTTCTTCCTTTGCTTTACATATATCTTCCCAATTCTGTTCTAATTCCCTTTCTGCTGCTTCTAACTTCGTTTGGGTTGTAACTGCTTTCTTTGCATGTTCCATTGCTGCCTTCTTCATATGGTCAGCATTAGATTCTGCAATACAATGCCAAACTTCAACGCATTCTCCAGTAATCATTCTGTATTCATTATCTTCTGTTCCATGCCAGTCTTTACTTTCTGCTTCACAACTACTTTCTTTTAATATTTTATATCCACTCCACCTGTCATACAGGGTTCCCATCTCTCCCAATATTACATGCTCTAAATCTTTTATATATTTATGTAGTTCATCTCTTTTCTTTTCTAATTCAGATAGTTTTGTTTGGTTTTTCATGGTTTTGCAAATAAATTGGTTTGTAGGTTTGTTTTTTTAATCCGTTTTTGATAACTAGGATTTGCTTCAAAAGCATTCCATTCATCACTAGGAAGATCAATCCAGCATCGGACTCCGTTAATTACTTGGAATCGCAATAATTTTCCATTCATAATGGAATACTTGATTTTGCCATTCATAGACCTAGTTCTCTAATAGTTTTTTCGGCCAATTCAAGTGCATTCATTTCTGATTTGAAATGTTCTTCACTTATTTCATTATTAAAAAAAGCATCAACAATAATTGCTTTGTTATCTGCTTTTTCTTTTAGTTGTTTTTGAATTAGGTTTTCTAATTCTCTTTTCATTGCTGCCATTTTAGTAAAGGGATAATTAGTTTAATCGATAATTTTTATAGATATAATTCTCTTTTATATCTTGTGATTCTTACTTTTAAATTGTCTTTATGATGTGAACTTACAAGCTCTAATAATTCATCTAACGTGTCTACCCAGTCGTTATAAATACAATCTTCTTCTTTTCTTAATCGATTCTCAAAGGCTTCAATATATGCATAATATTTTCTATTCCATTTATCGTGCAGTATATCAAGCTTATTTTCATAAGCTATTAAATTAGTTTCATAAAAATCTGACATAATGGGTTTTTGTTGGTTTAGTTGGTTTAGTCCTGTTGGACTTAATAGAATTCTAACCTATTAGATTAGAGAATGTCAATAAAAAAAGCTAAATATTTATATACTTAGCTTTTTACTGTCCGACTGTCTAAATGACAGTCAATTAATAAGTACTAATATCATTTAAAATTTTACTAAATAACTTCTTATGTTCTAATCTTTTTTCTATATCTTCTATAGCTTCAATATCTTCTAAATCATTCTTAAGTGATCTCGAAAGTTGAGTAGATAGTTCTTTCTTATTATCTGAAGCTTCAGAACATTGGAAATGATCAGGTTCTTTAAAGGTCTTATAATACCTATCAGCGGTTCTGTAAGATACATCAAAAGTTTTTTTAATACTTTCCTTTATCTCTAAAGGTGTTGACTCTTTTTGATCCTCAATTAATGAGATTATCTCATCTTTAATTGATTTTAGTTTTTGTGAATGATTCATTTTGAATAGCCTGTAAAAATTGATTGATTAGTTTTTTTCAACTTCTTTCTCTTTCCTAGCTCTTTACTTGCATCGCTCCCTTTTGGTTGCGTACCGTGTAATAAATGACAGAAAGAACCTTTTTTAAAACAATTACTATCATCATGATCTATTGGTAAATTTAATTTCTTTGCCTCATCCTCATTGAAAACTACTCTTGAATCTCTTTCAAAATATTCTATTAAGTGATCCTCAGTTGATCCCCAACTAGCAGTTACATAAAAATTGCTAGGTACCCCCAAATCTAAAAAGTAACTGAGTGATTTTGAATAACAATAAAAAATATTATCAGGGTTTCTCCTACTAACTTCCAACCATGCTTTCAAATAATCCAAACTGAAAAAGTCTCCACTTTCATGGATTCTTGTAAGTTTTAGATTCTTATTGATACTTTTATCAATTAATTCAACTGCATTACCTTTTCTTAAAGCTTTTAAGATAGCTTTAAAATTACTCATTCTATTATCTCTAACCGCTGGGTATTGTGCTTCTTGGCTGGCTGCGTAGCATCTAAAAAGGGTTTCATCACCGTCAACAATTTGACTCTTTCCATTAATAACGCTTGCCCAGCTCTTACATAATTTGGCTTTAGGACACGTAAGGCCCGCAGGGATAGAAAAAATGTTTCTACTTGTTAGTTTTGAGTTTCCTGAACTAACTTTTAATAAGTCTTTCATGATTTGGTTTTGTTGGTTTGTTGTTTGTTTTTATCACCTTGCAAGTGTGATAAATGCTATTAAAAAATCTTAGTTTCTTATCAAAACTTGTATTTTTTGGAAAGTTAATTTTTTTTTCAAAAATTAAAAAGTGTTCATGATAAATCAATAAATCACTTGCCATTAAATCAAGTTCTTTTTCAGTTAGTTTCATTCTTCTAACCCTTCTAACATTCCTAACTCTTGATAGTCTCTCAAATCAGTTACTAACCCGTCGAAATCCTCATTTGGCCCTAAAATATCACTCAATAAATCTACTGCATTACTAGGATAATCCTCTTTCAAACTGTTCAAATAATCGGCTCTATCCTTAAAACCGTTATTTGTGTAAGGGTTTGTTTTTTCCATAATAAAAAAAGTTGGTTTAATTTTTGTTTAGCAGTCTTTCAACTGCTTTCCTTTTAAATGATTAACTCTATTTCTAAGCAACATATAATTATTTTTTAAATCCTCAAGAGTCCCTTTTTTAAGCTTTAACTCATTATGTAAGATACAAGAATCTATTAAATGATTAATAGATTCTATGTTCTTGTTTAATCGGTTTATTTCATTTTTCATTTTATTAACTCCTTATACTCTTTAATGCTTACTTTAATTTCAATACATCGTTTAGCCTGTTCCCTTATTCTCTCAGGTACTGCATTATATCCGTTATAACCTTCGTAGAATACATTTTTCTTAATCCCATTTTCGTCTAATTCAATCCATGAACGTCTAGGGTTTCCATTAACGTCATTAGTAGATTTAATAAAAATAATCATTTTTTTTAAAAAAGATAATTGAATAAAAAAAAGATAGAGAATAATTAATTCTCTATCTAATAAACCCTATTTTCTAGGATAGTTGATTAATTCTAGAGATAATTCTCTATAAATTGAACGAGTAATTTTTTTAGTGTCTGCTTTTGCTCTTTCGCTTGCTAGTGATTGAGCTGCTTTGCAAACCGTAGACCAATTGTATTTAAGATCTACTTTTGTCTCTAGCTTTGAAACTGTTGCTTGTAATGCTTCAGTTTTTTTCTGACTGTCAGAATAAGCATCATGTAGCTCTTGCAATCTCCAAACCTTTTTTGTGTTTGGATTGATTTTTGAGAACTTTGCCATTTTGGTTTGATTTGGTTTGGTTTGGCTCGGTAGCTTTTTTCTTTCTTTCTGTTCAGCTTGTCAGAAAAGACAAATCATTCTAAAAAGAGAAATGATAAGTAATCTGAAAGGCTTTTGAGATAGAAAAAATGAAAGATACTGAACTTATCTCTATTGTATATTAATCTAATAGATTATTAAAGTATTTTGTAATAGTTTGTTGTAATTTATTTATTAATTATATTGTTAACTATTGTTAACATAGATTGTCTAATCTAATAATTTAGATATATAATAAATATATACCAAACCAACTCAAACAAATGGAAACAATCTTATCTAACATCATCAAGATTGAAACCAAATCAGTTTACGGTAATGATCTCATGTATGTAGTTAGCGAGCACGCTGAGGCAATCCAAAACCTCACAGGCAAGAAAACTATTGACGCATCAGACATCAAGCAGCTCAAGGTCTTAGGCTTCACTTTTGAGGCAGCAGTCCCAGCTTTGGCCGTTAACTAGTACAAATGTATGGGGGAGTAGTTCAGGAAATCTGAGCCCCCTACGTGCTTGGGGGAACCTAAATATATTCTCGAAATCAAGATTTTTTATTTTCTACACGAATAGAAAGTTCAGGAGCTTTAATGTTGATTACTTCTTCAGCTTCGCCTACAACTTTACCTAAGTCTGCGAGGAGAGTTTGGACGGTTTGGAGTTGACCTTTTTTCATTGCTTTGTCTATGGCACGGAGTCGCATTGTTTGAATGCGAGAGATCATATTTTCTCTATCTTTAGACCAATCTTCATCGTTCCATTTTTTAACTTGTTTCCAATCATCCCAAGCGTGACGTTCAGAGATACCGTAAGTTTTAGCGTGTTCAACAACAAGTGCTCTGGCAGGAAGTCCTTCAGTTTGTCTACGATAAAGTTGTTGCTGCCTTTTTAGGATCTTGTCTTGAATTTCATCATTACTACGTGCCACGATTACAAATCGAAGGGATTATGTATAGGATAATAGGTTATGGCAGTTAAAACCGCACAATCGGGGTTAGATATTAACTTGAGGTGGGCACAGGGGCAGGTGTTCAACGATAAGAGAAGGTTTAGGGTACTGGTGGCTGGGAGGAGGTTTGGGAAGAGTTATTTAAGTTGTATTGAGTTATTGAAGGGAGCAATTGATCGTCCTGGGGAGACATTTTTTTATTGTGCGCCGACTTACAGGATGGCGAAGGACATTGCGTGGAAGGCATTGAAGAAGTTAGTACCGAAGGTATGGATTGAGAGTAAGAATGAGACTGATTTAAGGTTGGAGTTGATAAATGGGTCAACTATTGAGTTAAAAGGAACTGAAAATGCGATGGCATTAAGGGGAAGGAGTTTATCGGGTGTTGTGTTGGATGAGGCTGCATTTATGGATGCAGAGGTATGGTTTGAAGTTATTAGACCTGCGTTAGCTGATAAACAGGGGTGGGCGTTATTTATTAGTACACCTGATGGGACAGCTAGTTGGTTTTATGATTTGTGGTGTTATTGCAAAGAAGATCCTACGGATGAATGGAAGAGGTGGTGTTATACAACGATTGAGGGGGGTAATGTACCAGAAGATGAAGTTGAGGCAGCTAGGGCGCAGTTAGATGGGAGGACATTTAGGCAAGAATTTGAGGCTAGTTTTGAAAATTTAAGTGGATTGGTGGCTATTAGTTTTGGTGATGAGAATATTTCGACAAAAGCAGAGGATATTAGTGTGATGCCTCTGTTGCTAGGTGTTGACTTTAACGTAGATCCGATGTCTGGTATTTGTGCTGTTAAAAAAGACGACACGCTATATGTCTTTGATGAAATAATTATGACTGGAGGAGCGACAACATGGGATTTTGCGGAGGAAGTGACGAGGAGGTATGGAGTAGATCGAAGAATTGTTGCTTGTCCTGACCCTACGGGTGGTGCTAGAAAAACTTCAGGTGTTGGTGCAACAGATCACAGTATCCTCCGCCGAAGTGGATTTAATGTTTCAAGTCCTAAAGCACCTTGGAAGATTAGAGATAAGATTACTGCTGTTAATACTGCTTTATTTGATGCAAATAGTGTTCGTAGGACATTTATTCATCCAAGATGTAAAGAATTAATCAAATCGTTAAGGACGTTAACTTATGCGCCAAATACAGGTTTACCGAATAAAAATCTTGGTGTTGATCATGCTTTTGATGCTTTCGGGTATTTATGTTTGCAACAATTTAATTTAGCGAAACCTGAAACTTTAGGTCAGACTGGTTATAGAATCTATTAAAGCTTATGTCTAAAGGAAAAGTCACTTATGGAAGTAAGAAGGCAAGACCTAAGAAAAAAGGGAAATAAAGCTTAGAATACAAACAATGTTGTATTAGTTAAAAGTTAGATGACGTATAGCGTACCAGGGGCAATTCGTACGAATGTTATTAGCCAAACCTATCTAGGCGGTGGTGATAATCCATTTTCTAAGACTAGAGCAGTTTTAGATATGACAAAATCGTGGGAAATAATGAAAGCAGTTAGTTTAGGGACTGAATATTTACGGGATAATTCGCAAGCATTTTTACCATTAGAACCGAGAGAAGATTATGACGCATATTTATCAAGAGTTAACCGTGCTGTATTTTCTCCTTATACGCAAAGATTAGTTAGAGCTGCAACAGGATTAATTTTAAGAAAACCGATTACTGTTATTGGTGATCCTTATTGGACTGATGTATTTGTTAAAGATGTTGATGGATGTGGATCAGATTTAGATGAATATGCGAGAAGAAATCTTATTTGTGCTTTAACTTATGGACATAGTAATACTCTTGTTGATTTCCCTGCTCCAACGGGAGCAATAAGTCTTGCGGAAGAAAGACAACAAAATCGTAGGCCATATTGGATTGAGATAGATCCAACAAATATTTATGGCTGGAGATTAGATAGAGAGGTTAATTATGGAAAATTAATACAAGTAAGGATTGCAGAAAAGGCAGTTGTACCTGATGGAGAATTTGGAGAGAAGGTTTTTGATCAAATCAGGGTAATTGAGCCAGGAGAATACAAGATTTATAGAAGAAAAGAGACTACAAAGGATATGTACACGCAAGATGAGAGTTTTGCAGGTAATTTCGACTCTCCATCGGATGAAAAAGACTATAAATTAGTGGAATCAGGTGAGTTTTCGTTGGGTGAAATACCTTTGGTGACTGTTTACGCAGGGAAAACGGACACGATGACAAGTAAACCACCGTTATTAGATATTGCTTATTTAAATTTGGCACATTTTCAACGTCAAGCTGACTTAATTCATAGTTTACACGTTGCTTCACAGCCATTATTGGTAATGGAGGGATGGGATGATCAAACGAAAGGTATGGCTATAAGTGTTAACTATGCGATGGCAACTCAACCAGGAAATAAAGTTTATTATGTAGAGCCAGCTGCTAGTGCATTTGAAGCTCAGGCAGCAGAAATACAAGAATTGCAACTGCAAATGGCAACTTTAGGGATTAGTACACTTTCACAACAGAAATTTGTTGCAGAATCAGCAGATGCAAGGCGTTTAGACCGTGTAGATACAAATTCAATGCTTTCGATGGTTTCTTTGGATTTGGAGCAAAAAATGCAAAAAGCGTTCAATTTATCGGCTGATTATTTAGGAATTGAGCCACCAGAAGTCAAAATTAGTCGTGATTTTGATATTGATAGGTTGATTGGTCAAGATATAACAGCTTTAACTTCATTATTTGATCAACAAGTTATTGATAGAGAGGAATTTAGAGATATTTTAGTGCAGGGTGAGGTTTTACCTAATGCAAACGAAGTTGAAAAGAATTAATAGACTAGAATAATAATTAAGTGCATTAAAATCTATGCCAATCGAAAAAATGAGGTTTGAGGAATTAAATCCTCCTGCTTGTCCACCAAAGCCACCAAAAAAGAAGCCTGTCGTAAAAACTGAGACAGTCGAGACACCTAAAGCACCTGTAACTGAGTAATTATGATTGAAGAAAGAGTTATTCAGCAGGAGTCCGTGACTTCTGAAGAACAGCCCGTGGCTGCTTCTGAAACTCCAAAAGCTCCTGCTAAACCTGAAGTCCCTACTGTACCTTTAGCTGAATTTGAAGCTTTAAAGCAACAATTAGCTTCAAAAGATCAGCAATTACAGGAAAAAGAAAAAGCGTTCCAAAACGCTAAAAGCAAAATAGGTCAGTATTACGATGATCGTAAAAAAGCATTAGAAGATCAAGGGATGTATAAACCTCTTTGGGAGGATGCGAATAAGACAGCCCAAGAAAAAGATCAAGAAATTAGCACGTTAAAGACTCAAATTGAAGAATTAAAGCGTTCTACTGAAAATGCTGCGACACGTACGACAGCTTTAGCTGCATTAAGTAATGCTGGAGCAATTAATGCTGGTCAGACTTTGGCATTATTGCAAGACAAATTACAAAAAAGCAGTGATGGTAAAACTGTTATTTTGAGTGGTGGAGTTGAACAAGATTTAGGTACTTACGTTAATAATTTAAAGAACCCTGGAAGTGGATGGGAGCATCATTTTAAAGCGAGTAGTTCTGCTGGTATGGGTACAAAACCAAGCCCTACATCTAATGTTGCCCCTGGGCAAGATAACCCTTGGAGAACGGGCAATCTCACGCAACAAATGATATTATCTAATCAAGACCCTGATTTAGCAGCCGTGCTGCAAAAAGAGGCATCTCAGTAACATCTAAGAATCCGTGATTTGATGATGTTATTTCTAAGTCCGTGACTTAGGCAAAGTAAACCGTAAATTTTAAAGAGGCCACATGGCTGCTCCTTTTCAGAATTACTCTGGCGGTGTTCTCTTAGCAGACATCGTAAAAAGAAATAATTTGGCTCGCTATGTCCAAGAGGCAATTAAAGAGCGTAGCCAATTTGTAAAAAGTGGAGCTGTTGTAAGAAACAGTTTCCTAGATGCCAAAGAAGGCGGTACACGTATCCAAGTTCCTGAGTTCAACCCTGTAGCACCAACCGAAGAGGTTATGACTGGGGCGGCCAACTGGGGAACCTCAACTGCTGGTTACTTAACACCACAGAAGATCGGTACAGCAACACAAATTGCTTCTATCGTTCACAGAGGTTTTGCATACGCTGTTGACGACATTGCGATTTTAGCTGCTGGCGAAGATCCAATGTTGGCTATCCGTAATCAGCTGGCTGATGCAATCAACAAGTTAAACAACGCTCGTTTGTTCTCACAGCTTGCTGGTTTATTTGGTACTGCTCTTAGTGGTAATGCACTTGACGTTGCAAAAGCTGGTACTGGTGCTGGTGAAGCAAACTTCTTGACAGCTTCTACTATTGCTCAAGCTCGTAATAAGTTAGGTGAGCGTGGTGAAGAGCCAGATATTTTGGTTGTTCATCCATCAGTTGCTTACTACCTATATCAGGTAGGAATGTTGACATTCTCTACCGCAGCACTCTCAGCATCTGGAGCTGTGACTTGGGGTGGCGGCGGCGTTGGAATCGGTGCTAAAGAGGTTGGTCAATTTGCTGGCTGTAAAGTCATCGTTGACGAAGCTGTTAACACTGTTGCTCCTGGTTCTTCAGGTCATCAAACTGAGTACTACTGCTACCTACTCAAAGGCGGCACAATCATGGAAGGTGTTCAGCAGGATCTAAGGATTGAAGCTGATCGCAACATCTTAAGTAAGCAGAATGTACTTTCTGTTGACTATCACACTGCGTATCACGTAATGGATACTAAGTGGGTAGATGCTGGTGACAACCCAACCAATGCAAATTTAGCGACTGCTAACAAGTGGTCTGCTACTTATGACATTGATTTGATTCCTATGGTTCAGATCACAGTTAACACACCTTTGGATGTAACTAACATTTCTTGATGTAGAGTTGTTATTGAACTCTTTTGGAATGGGCTTGAATGACCCGAAGATGTTTTAACTAACATCTTTCAACCCGAAAATTTACGGGTGTAACGGCAAGAGTAAAGATTCTGCGATGTAAACCGTCACCATTTTTATTTGGTGCCGACTGGCCTCTTTTGAGTGGTATCGGGATGAGGGAATTTTCTGTGGGATGACGGTTTTAAAAGAGTTTCAATAATAAAAAGGCTCCACTTTCGAGTGGGGCTTTTTTATGACGCTACAATAAGAACAATGTTTGAGAGATAAGCGTGGCAGCTACTATTCACGCCACTTTGAAAGGTGAAAGTTCTAATAGTTATGTCACTTTGGCAGAAGCTAATAGTTACTTTGAAACTTCTCCTGATGATTCAACGTGGACAAATAAAACAGACGATCAAAAAAATCGTGCATTAATTTCTGCATGTCGTTGGATCGATAGTTTGAATTTTTATGGTGATCGATGTGATCAAGGCCAAGCATTAAAATGGCCTAGAAATAACTTTGAAGTAGATGATGTTGAACTTGCCTGTACCTTAATTCCTGCGAAAATTAAGTATGCACAATATGAATTAGCGAGAGCATTAGCTAATGATACGGATGCAATGACTGGGAATAGTGGCACAGAAGGTGTTGCAAAAGAAGTCGAAATGGGTGATTTAAAGGTGAAATACAACGAAGCTAGTCTTGCTACTGGCAACGTGAACAATGTTTTTGACGTTTATCCTTGGCTTCAGTCCTATCTTGGTGCTTATTGTCTTGGTGGAGCTGGCGGCTATCAAGTTCGGGTAACTAGAGGTTAATCATGGCAAAAATTGATGATGTATTTGGCAAAGTACCAGCAAGTATTCTTAGTACATGGGGTCAGACGTTGACTTTTGTTAAAAGTACAACTCCAAGGACATACAATCCAACAACAGGAGCTGTTACTGGATCAGATACAAATGTAAGTGTTAAGGGAGTAATTTTGAATATTAGTTCAAGTGAAGATGAAGGGTTATATCAAACAACTGATTTAAGAATTGTTATTGGAGCGAATGAATTAGGAGATTATTATCCTACTGAGGCAGATCGTGTTCAATACCCACAAGCAGGAGCTACTAGGGAAGGGAAAATTATCAATGTTCAAACAAAAAGAGGAGATAAGCCTATATTTCATACATTGATAGTGAGGCCGCAGTAATGGCAGGTTTTTTTGGCTCTTTAGGTAAAAAGTGGCAACAAATTGAAAATATTGACAAAACAATTGCTGCTTTTTTTCTAAGTTCAGCTCAAGGTTCTGCAATGCAAATTGTTAAAGATTTGCAAGATGAAGGGCCAAGTTGGACAGGTAAATTTTCTAACTCTTGGCAAATAGAAACTAGGACTCCTGGTTTGGAATGGAGAGGGACAATGGAAGCAGGTGAGCCTGTTTCACCTTTTGATGATGGAAGTGGTGGGCCAAAAGTAACAATGAGAGATGCTAGAGATGTTTTAGAAAAAGGAAGAGTTGCTTTTCGAGTTAGCAATGTTTCTCCTGTTAATAATTCAGGGCAGCAATATGCAGAATTTGCGACTGATCGAAAAGAAGGTGAATTTAGTGGTAAATGGGCTGGATCAGAACCTCAAACACAAAAAGGTAGAGAAAGTTGGGAGTCAGCCGATACAAAGAGAAATATTCCTGATAAAAGAGGAAATATTGGGAGTGGTACAGAAGAAGGTTTCTCTAGTCGTACCGCAGAGGAAGATTGGTTTGATCGTTATATCAATGAAAAAATGACAGATACTATTAAAAAGACTGTCAATCTTACGCTTAAAGGGAAATTATGAATTATCAATCAATTCGAGCACAAGTAGAAAATCCTTTATTAACTGCTTTTGGAGCATTAAGTCCTGCAATTCCTGTTTATTTTGACAACATTACGGCTGTTCCTCCTAATAGCACAACAGAGTATGTCAGAGTAAATATTACTTTTGGAGCAACTAATGATCCTACGTT